GTGAGTCGTTTCTACTCCAACCTGCCCAATCTCTGACTTTATATCAACAGTAAACATTAAATTCTTACACTCCTCACAGCTCCTGATCTAAACGCATCTGTAGTATCGTAACCCTCACCAAGAGATTTAAGTCGAGATACAGCGTCCTCATACTTAGCGTTATACCACTCCATCTGGTCAGCCTCTCCTTTTAGAAAGGTGTAACCCTCAACAAGACAAGCATAGAGCAAAGCGTTTTCAGCATTTGAACCAAGCCAACTTTCACCGCTTGCTGTGGTAGTTATGGATTCAGGTTCAAACATATAATGAAGCTCAACTGCGTAATTAGCATCAGGCGTTGGCCCAACAATAAAACGAGTGTCATCAAAGATACTGTAATACTTGGGAACACCCTGAGTGGCTTCTACTGGGTAAGCCTCACGCATAAAGTTAACGTCTTTAAAAATTAAATATTGATAACCAGTATTATCAATCGCTAAAGAATAAGACGCTAAAAATCCATCAGGCATCGTTAAATAAGGATTCCCCTGACTTAATGTTCCTGTATCATTCTTACGCAAATCAGGTATCTGACACGTTCTAAGAATTCTTTGTTCTGCCTGCGTAATAATTGTAGGCAAGTTAGTAACGAAAGTAGTCTCACTACTTTCTAAATAATCCTGTATAGCTGTCTTTAATGTCGTAAAAGTAAAAGCCATTATCTGTGCCTAGCCGTTTTTCTGGCGATTCGTTTGGGTTGCTTAGAATGTTGCTTTCCAGCTTTCGTATCTTTTCTTTTCTTTCTGGTTGTTGCTGCATACTCCTGCGGAGACAAAGACTTAATAGCACTTGAAGGCAAATATCTTTCTCCAGTCTTTGCGCTTGGCTTGCCAGACTTGGTTCTCCATTTCTGGCTAGTCCACTTCTTTAAAGACTTTTGAGGTTTTTTAAGAGCCATTACTTATAGCCCCCTCCCTTATCTTTATACTGCTTTGCTAACATTTGCGCTTTCCGTGCAGACCACTGTCCGGGCTTACCGCCTTTTGATCCTGCTTTAATTCTATTAAAAAGACTTTTACGCATCGTAGGCTTGGTATAGTTACCCGCCTCATTGACGCGAGACTTTGCTTTTTTCTTTGCTGGAGATTTCTTTTTAACTGCCATAATTATGAAGGCGTATTAGCCTGTCCTCCCATGCCGCTGTGATTAGAACAGTAGTAGTAAAGGGTAGGCGCTCCGAAGGCCACTGTTATTTGCGTGTAAGCTCCAGCCGTACCGGGACTACCTACAGTTACAACTCCTGTGGTGTATTCAGAACCACCACCCCAAGTTCCATCGCTTATTGTTGAGAAACGCAAAGGATGAGAAGGGGAACCGTTAGTAGAATCTGACTGGTCAAAACGATAGGTGTTTCCTTCAGTAAGACTAACTGTAGCTTGTTGAACACCATCGATGTAAAACTTGTTACCACTACCGGGATTAGAAACTGTTACTGCAAACGTGTCAGAGACAGGAGTCACATCTCCCACAGCTCCAGTGCCAGCCACACCAGTAACATTCACAGTCACATTGACTTCATTGGTCTCTACTGAAATGTTACCTAAATTAGTTGTTGAAGAAACGCCAGTCACGCTGACAGTTGCGGCTACAGGTATAATCTCAACTGTAACTCTTCCCACATGTCCTGACATGTCAAGACCAACGGTACGGCTTCCCATTGCTGTGTTACCACCGCCCACTGGATCAAAAGCTGAAAGTTCTCTGCTTTGAAAAAAACCACCATCGGGACGCGGATTTCTCAACGCCTGCGGATCAGACATGTTAATCATCCCCAGCTTCCATTGGGGATTGTCTTTATCCACCACATCTCTACCAACAAGCATTCCATTAGGTCTGCCGTTCTCTATCTGAGGAACGAGGTCTTTTAGCTTGTAACGAAAACCTGTTCGGTCACAAAAACCGAAAGCATGTTTTCCACTAGCGTAATTGCTCATAGATACTGATAACCGCCGGGAACAACATCGTAAGATGATTTATCTCTGACTGAATCAGAGGCCATAGTCCACTGCTCTTCGTATATTTCTTTAAGCATAGGAATTCTGTTTTCTGCTTGCGGTCTCTTTAACGCAATCATGTAAGCTAACCCTGCTGTCAGGCAGGTTAGAAATGTAGGAGGTATGTTCATTTCCAAAGAAGCTGGAGAGCCAGCATCTTCAATCCTTTCCATGTAGTAGTAACCAAATGTCCATGTTTGAGCTGAGTCTGGTACAGGCCACACGTTAATAGTGATTCCGCTAGGCGCTCTTTCAACCCAGTATTGTATGGGTCGTCCCTGTAGTAATTTATTAGTCTGTTGAGAATAAGTAGCAATCGACATGCGTTGCATGGTTAGGTCTGACTGTTTTGTGGTATCGCCTGCGTTTGTTCGCATGTAGGCTTCTACTATGTCTAACCTGTCAGCAGGAAGAGCATAAGCGCCCTGTCCCGGCGTTAACGTCAGGTTTGCATTTTTTACTGTCCAGAGACTTAAACCTCTATTCTGCCAATCAAGCATTAAAAGGTTGAGGCTTCTTCTCGCTGTCTTATAGTCGTAGCCAGAACGCAACTCCAAACCACAGCGTTCATACGCTTCTTCCATTATCTCGCCTAGATCAAGATTAAAGGCATAAGTTCCGCTAGTCGCCATTAGACAATTCTACCTCGCGTTTGTCCCTGAACAGCTTTGCCGTCACCGACTCTGCCTCCAGAAAACATTTTTTTGTTAATTCCAGCCTCACTCATCGCAATAGCCATAGCTTGATTTCGATCAGTGACTTTCTTTCCAGAGCTAGACTTGAGCTTTCCATCCCTAAACTCTTTCATAACATAACCCACTTTCTCTTTACCTTTCATCGCTATACATTCCTCGCTTTGCGTACACCTCTGACAGCCATGCCACAACCTCTTGCTTTTCCGCCAGCATTCATCTTGCGTAAAGTCTTGGCAAGGTTAGCTTGTCTACGAGTAGTCTTGTTGCGAGACTTAGAAAGCTTATCCAATTCCGTCTTGCTAATATCCTCTCCTTTTTTAACGCCAGCCTTCTTTCGCAAACTACCCGGATTTTTAATTGCTTTTTGTATCCAGTTCTTGTCAGCCATAACTTACCCCTAGATGTTAACGACATCTCCATCGTTTCCTAGCCTGTCGCAAACGACTGTTAGGGTCTTTTGCTGCCTTGGGAAACTTTTTCATTTGGCCTTCAGAGCGAGCGCAATAGGACTTACGTCTTTTTGCGTTAGCCTTTGAGGGTTTTTTTTCAGTAACAGCGGTCTTTAATTTGCTGCCGGGATTAGCCTTCCTATAAGCTTTAACTCCTTTCTCGGTCATTCCTGCGCCTTTCTTAGTTGCACGAAAGTTGCCTGACTTAACAGAAGTCTTTATGCCCATTCCTTTCTTTTTGGTAGCGCCACCCTTCTTGAGAGTACGTTTACGATTAGTCGTTTGAGAGGTTACCACCAAGTTAGACGATGAGTTATTTCTTGGATTTCCATCTCTATGATGAACATCCTTTCTATCGCCTTTACTCACCTTGCCTTTCGACTTCAAGGTATTGCGAGCCGCGTTACGACCCGCTCTATCTTTTTTCTGCTTAGGCTTTGAGTGGTAATTAGCATACTCAGAACGATAGTTTCTAGCCATCAAACTGAGCCTTGTAAGCTTGCTTTACCAGAGTTTCCTTTTTCTCTCTGCGATCCAGCTCAACACCAAACTCACGAGCAAACTCTTCGAGTTGAATCTTTGTCATCTGGTTCAGTTCAGACTTAGGAGTTTCCTCTACTTCCTCAACTACTTCTTTTTTTTTAGAAGAAGAAGAGCCACCCATGCTTTTAAGCTTTGCTTTAGCCTCAGTCTCTGTCATCAAATCAAAAACTGATATCTCAAGTTCACCATCCGCATTGATGCTGCCAATCTGATAAACTGGATCACCATTACTAAAGTTTCCGTTTTGAACTACTTCTAGTTTCTTAGCCATAATAAAATGCCTTAAACGCTCGCATACGTTTTAGTTAGAGTTAAGATCAAAAGATAAGTGTCGTTAGCACCAGCATTGCTTGTGGTCACTAAAATATCTCCTGTCTTGCCTGCTCCTCCGCTATTAGGAATACCCGTTGGGGTAAAGTCTAACTGGTCAGACCAGTTCTCTAATAGATTAAGCAAAGGAACATTGGTAGTGGCATCCCAGAATAATTCAACGCCCATACCTACATTAGAATAAGTTATTTTCTGCAACACAACGCCGTTACAAACTTGTCCGGTAAGAGGATCAGAACTTAAAGTAGAAACATCTACCAGAACCGCATCTGTTTGGCCTGTCCCGTCACTCACATTTGTAAACTTTAAGACAGCATTTCGTGGGCCGTCCTCAATTACTTGGCTGGTAAGTGCATCTGCCATATAAACCTCCAATAAAAGCGGGGCAAGCCCCGCTATAATCTAACCGCTAAAAGGGGTTGCTAAAGTTCCGCTACCAAGGTTAACACCTTGAACCAAATAACGATTGGCAAACACAGCAGTTATAGAGAAATAACTTCCTGCCACACCACCAGTCGTTGTTCCATCAAAAACTAACTGGTAGTTAGAGGAGCCATTTGGCTCAAACACATGGACTTCACCCAAGCCAGCTTTACCTTGAACCATTGATCCAATCATAATATCAGCGGCAGTGGCACTTCCGATTGTAGTGCTTGTTCCAGAAGAGGTTAGCATTAAGAACTTATACTCAATACCCACGTTGCTCACTGTGTTAGGGCCGCCACCTTTTCGGAATGGCCCAGCGACTGGATCAAGACCTGCCGCATTTATAGTAGGAAGAGTAATAGTCAGAGTGGAGTTGTTGATAAGAATTAGTTTACCCGCATGATCGGTAGGATTGATTATAGTATCAGCGGTTAACGCAACTACTGATTCTGGCCCTTGATTGTAAGAACCACCCATTGATCTGATCGGGCCTTGGAATGTTGATAAAGCCATTAGAGTCACCTCTTTACGAAAGGATTAGTCTTAGCGTCTTCGTAAACGTCCACTTGGCTGGTCGCTAAAACTGTATGTACCAAGATTAAAATAAGGGGCGACATAAGCCGCCCCCTATCGTTTAGGAACTACCCGGAGAACCGTATATTCCTAGTGGATCAGAAACACCGAAGCTGTAACGCTCTCGCGCCTTGTAGCGCACGTTACCAGTATCGAAGTCACCGTCCATTGAGGTCTCAAGCGGAGTACGCTCGAAGTGCTTCATGCCATTCGGTACATCAGTGATGATGTAGAAAGCATTGTTGTCAGTCAGATAGTGATTGACCGCATAGCCTTCAGGAATGGAGCCATTGTTTTTAATGGCATTGATGTCGTTATCAGCCGTGCTGACACGCAACTCTGAATCTAGGATTCGAGTAGCAACAAACATCAGATTAGGTGGAACAATCAAACGTCTTGGTCGAGCTGCAATAAGAAGTCCACGCTCATCGGTGTAAGCTGCAATCGAAATAATCGCATCTTCCAATGAAGTTTCATTCAAATCAGCCGCTGTTGCAGGACGGTTTGAGTTAAAACCACCATACACTTGAGGGTGACCACCACCGCCAGCTATGCCATCGCCAACCGCAGTAAACAAGTTAACACCATCGCCAGATTGATAAGCGTTAGTGAAACCGTTGTTTAATGGGAAAGCAGCTTTAACTTGCTTAGTGTAAGCCATCGCTCTTGCCAAAGCTTTAGTGTATCGCTGAGACAGAGAGGCATAGAGGTTGTCCTCCATTGCTTCTTCAGTAATAGCGAAACCCTGAGCAATAGTTTCATGAGTATAACGAGCGGTGAAAGCTTCTTGTGCTGAATCATAATTGATTGCAGAACCTTCAGGCTTCACAGGCGCAGCGCCAAACCCACTCAACTTTACTTCTTCTTCAAACGAACGATCAGATGTTTCTGTTTCGTAGATCATCTTATCTTCGTCTTCATACTTTGCATACTCTAAGCCAAACAGGGCATTAAGACCCGGAAGTAGCTCTTTGAGCATTTGCGCTCTTGATATAGCCATTCGCTAAGCCTCCTATATGCCCGTGGCATTTCTATATTGGTGCATTCCGAAGTTATACGTCAGAAGCACATCTGTGTATGCGTCACCTACAGTGCTATCAGGGCCATCCATAAACTCTAAAATCCGCAAAGGTAGAGTGTTGGTGGTTGCAGCAGTACCAGCGTTAACTGCATTCTTGCTGCGTCCAATAGTTGTAGAACCAGAGTTTTGGACAATAGCTATGTTATTACCCAAAGTAGTTTGTGCCAAAGCACCATCACCCTGCATTCTAAATACAGCGTCAGGGTCATCAAGCACATAAGCCATAGCGTCAGCCGCTACAGTTCCAGTAGGCCACATTTGATTAAATGTAGGCTGGCTGGTGCTAGGGTCAGTGTAAAAACAGCCCATAAAAATACCAACCGGCGTAGCTGTTGCAGTACCAGTATCTTTTTCAATAGTTCCGGTATTGACCAGCTTTACAAAATCGCCATAAAAAATATCAGCGGCATAACCACTAGCTACTTTTATATGACGAACTTTTCCAGAGAAAGAACCGCAAGCGGATAATCCGCCGACTGGTTCCGCTCCCATAGGGGTCGCTGTTGCAGACATATCAAAGTCCTCGTTATGAAGACAATCCTAGCAATAGATTATCTTCTGCCATATGATGTCCTCGAAGAGTTCTCTTGGAACTTAGCCATTCGAGGGTCTTGGTCGCTAAGAAAACTATTGTCCACTGCTTCCATCTGATTTACCGCCATTTGACTGTAATACTTAGTACGCTTGTCCAGCATTTCGCTCGGAATCGAGCATAACAACAGACCACCGTATTCAATATTTTCAGGATAACGACTTGTCTTATCAGGAACGTAGTCAATTTCAGGATAGTCAGTAGCTTTAACGGCTACCCATCCCTCTCTAAATTTCTGCGACACATTAGTGTTATCTACTTGTCCCAGCACTGAGGTACGAATCCATCGATGAGAGATTCCATCTCGCGGTTTGGGAGAAGGCAAAGAAGAAGCAGGAACCCATGAGTCGTTCGGCCTCTTCGTGTTTTCCCTTGAGTCTAGCTCTTGGGGTGCGCGGTTTATTTCTTCAGTCATTAGCCAACCTCCTGCTTTAATAGTTGTTCGGCATAATGTTCATTGCTAATTCCCAAACGCTTTGCGAGAGCAGCTTGAGTTTTCGTAAGCTCGACTTTGCGTGTCTTTGCACCGTTGTTCCTAGTGGGACTTGGCGCTACCACGGTGGTATTGCTGCGTTGGCGTTGCGGAGCGCTTCGTTCCTCCTGCACTTCCTCGACTACTTCAGCTTGTTCAAAGCCAGAATAATCAGGAAAACGCTGACGCATTCTTCGATCAACTTCAGCGTAATAACGCTGAGGGTCTCCTGCGGCAGTAATGCCTTCATGAAAAAGATTATCATGAATAGCTAAACCTACTGCTGTCATTTCTTTGTGTAGTGGATCAATCTGCCCATTTACAGGATTTGGTTGAAACCACGGATTCTCACTATTCCACTTCTGTTGCTGTGGACTTACCTGAACTCTCTGTTGAGGTTGAGGCTGCTTGGCAAGCTCTTCTTGCCTACGCTTTTGTTGTTGTAAGGTCTGCTTATACTTCTGTTCACGCTGCTCCATCTCGTTTATCTTAGCTGTTGCAGCAGCCAAAGCTTTTTGGCTTTGAACTAATTTGTCAGCATCGCCTTCCTCATGCGCTTTCTTCAGCTCTTTCTCAGCACTGTCTAGCTCCGCTTGCGCTTTGCCTTTGGTGCTTTCGATAATAGCGCCTTGGCTGTTAGCCAACAGTGACTCGTACTCTTGAATCTTCTTCTGTTGAGCTTGAGCTACATTTACCGCCTCATCACGCATACGCTGAGCTTCCCCAACCTTGCGCCTGTCTGAGTGGTTAATTGCCCTTAGCTGATTAATCCGCTTTTGGACACCTTTGCTGTAAGTCTTTAGCTCTTCGTCAGTGAATCCGTCATCAAACTTTACATGAGGCTCAGCAAGCTCCTTAGTTCTTTTGACGGGTTTCTTTTCATCAGGAGGCGTGTCATCAATAACTTCGACCTCCATTTGATTTTGCTCAGCCTCGTCAGAAGCTGGTTCAGCATTTCTGCTGTGTTGCGTCTTAACTCCAAAGAACTTATCTTCAGGTGACGTAGGGGGTTGAACCTCTGTTTCGGTTTCTGCTTCGCTCATACCTTCATCACTCCTCTAGGGTCTTCGACCACAGCTTCTACACTGTCGTCATTGATGAGCCTGAACTCTTTGCCATGCACCTTAAACCTTGTACCAGAGTATGATCTCATCATAATGAAATCACCCTCTTTGCAATAAGCGCCGCTAGGAAACCGTGACTTATCACTATAAGCGTCTGGGCCTAACTTGATAACAAAGCCAATTATGGAGCCTACCTCTTCCGCCTCAATAGTTTCTTGAGCTTTGAGAATACCTCCTTCACTGGCTGTTTCAGGTTCGGGAAGATTTATCAATATCTTGTACCCTTTCGGGTCAGGTAGTTTATGAGCTGCACGAGGTTTTTTCGCAGTATCCTCTTCGGATACCGTATCTACTTCTGCTAATGCTTCTGCCATTAGTTTTTCCTTGCACTGGAAGAGTGTCCAGAGTCACTGCACCGCTTTATGCGGAGATTAGTTATTCTCGATATGTTTATTCAAATCGAGTAATTCTCTTTCAGCGATTGCGAGTCCTTCTATAATCCCGCAACACTTTGAATATTCTTCAAAAGTTCGACAACCCCCTCCACTTACATGGTCGGCTGTCTCGTTCATTATCGTTCGTATCTTCTGATTCAATACTTCTAACACGTTTTCTGATAAATGGTCACTCATCTCTCTCTCGATCATCAATCATTTCTTCGCGTGTAGTATCTCTCTTATCGATCATTTCTTCAATATCTCTTTCTCTTTCATCGATCATCAGTTCTTTAGCGATCTCCGTCCCAAGTTTAGCGCCCTCAATCTTATCTCTTGAGGCTATCTTCTTGGTCTCTAACTCTTCCTTGGTGTTAGTCTCTGCTATCTTCACGCCAAGCTTAGCGCCTTCGATCTTCTGCTCTGCCTTGAGCTTGTCTCTTTCAAGGTCATCTTTAGCAGCGGCCTTGGTGAGATCAGCTTGTATGCGAGCCATATCGGTAGCCGCTTTAGATTGAACTTTAGCCGCATCGATTTCCAGCTCGGCCTTTTGCAGTTGCAATACTGGGTCTTCAGCCTGAGCTGCCATCTGTTCAGCCTGAACCATTTGCTGGGCCTTTCCTGTTAATTGCTCAGCAGCAGGAGCCACCAACTGCGATAGCCTGTATTCGATATCTTCAGGCAGACTAGAATCCACTGGTGGTAGCGGCACACCCAGTTCTTTCTCGATATCACGCCTGTACTGGAACGCCACATGTTCTGCAATGTGAGCAGCCAAGGCTGCCTGCTTCATCTCTGCATCAGGCGCAAGGTTCAACAGCTCCGCAATCTTCGGATCGTTCATCGCCGCTGTATGGGCCTCTATGTGTGCCTGATGGTCTTGATAAATAAAAGCTTTGACTGGCTCACCAATCATCAGATTCATGTTCTCTGAGATAGGATCAGTCGGCTTCATGTCATCATCACTCGGAATGATCTTGCTTGCATCCCTGATGCCAAGCACTTCTAACATCTGGCGGTGCAACAGCGGCAGGTTATACATCTGCGGCGCTTGAGAAGCTAACTGTAGCGCAGCCTGATACTGCATAATTCGTTGAGCCATCGTTCCAGCGTTGGGATCACTGACGGGAATAATATCTACCCTGTCATCAAAGTCCTCAGCGGTGATGGCATTCTCTTCAGTGTCGTAAGGATATTCGGTTGGGCCAAAATCAGCCACAATCTCGCACAGAATCTGTAACTCTTCCTTCATGGACGCATGAACACGAGCCTGAACCGCGCTGATTACCTTCATCTCGCGCTCAAGGAGCGCTAGGGTTGTACCCACTGGCGCTTCACCGTTAATATCCGCTGCTTTTACGTCACCAGCAGAGGCAAATCGACGACCATCTTCCACAATCTCCTGTAACATCTGGTGAAGTACAGCAGATGGCTCTTTGTACGGTAAAAATGCAATGTTATCGCGGATAACACCGCCCGGAACGTCCACATCTCGGAATTCTCCCGGCATAATCGGGGAATCATCGCCCTTAATCCGCAATCCTCGCGCTTTTAAGCCGCCCGGAAGGTTAGCCAGCGTACCAGCGTCAACTAATTGACGTAATAACGAGGTAGCAGACTTGGTTAGGCCGCCAATCATGTGAACTAGACCGAATCCGTAGAATCCTAGACCCGGCAAATACTGATAATGGACAAAATGTTGACGCTTGAGCTTTAATTCATCCCCTTCTTTCCAGTTTCTGCGAATCGAAAGGATAATATTGGATGACTTGTCAACAGTAATGACGTAAGGCAGCCCAATATTCGTGGGTTCGCCGTTATCAAGGTCTTCAAACCCCGCCAAATCCACGTTAACCATCATCTCAAGTAACGTATGTCTATGATCTGCCTCATAATTTGGGTGATCGCCAGTCAATTTATTGTATTCAGCGCTTACTTCGCTGATATCTGGCTCTGGATCAGGTAACTGTACGTTGGCATAGAACCCACTTTGCTGCATTTTCAGCACATCGTTGGATTCCATCTTCATGACATGGGTAGCTCGCTCGGCTGTTTCCAGATCAGCGGCTCCATAGCTCACCACAAAGTCCTCAGCAGGGACAAACATACTGCAAGCACGACCCAGATTGGGATCGAAATAAACTTTTCTAAAAGCTGAACCTGCTATGGGTAGAGAAAATAAAAGTTTTTCTGTCTCAGTGCGGTATTCAGGCATCTTAACCGTCATCATGTAGTTAAGGTAATCCTGAACACGTTGGGCTTGTTTAACTTTTTCGTCTGTCAGTGCGCCAACGATAGACGTTTTCGCTGGGCCACTGGCAGGGAATATCTCCATAATGGTTTGAGACTGGAACCTGACAACGGCTTCACTCAGCAGCGGATGAAATACGCCACAGGCTCCGTCCCAAGGAGTCGTCCTATCTTCAAACCTCATGCCTAACAAGTCAAGACCTTTTATGTAAGAGGTCTCCCAGTCCTTACGACTGTTCTTGTCAGCGTTATAAAGATTCACAAGCTCACTACCGAGCCTGTCTAACTCGCCCTGCTCCATGAAATCAACGAGATTGGCATTATGGTCTGTAGGAATCTGCTCCTCAAAGTCCATACTGATTTCCATATCATCAGTGGAGATAGTCACCTCATCAGGGTTAACTATCTCTACTTCAATCTCATCAGCAGTCGGCAGAGCGCCGTTAGTGTATAAAGCTTTTTCAATAGCCACTATGCCACCTGTTTTGCAAATCTATGTTTGCGTGATCGTGGAACCCAAGACCCTTCAGCCTCGGAATACTTAAATCCTTTTACTTTTCTGATTTGACCATCAGGAAAGACAAAGTCTGTCTTTGGGTCAGTTAATCCGTGATAATCAAAGTTTGCAGCTTTATAAATAGAACCTGTATGGTTATAAGCGGTATCCGCGTAAGTAATAACTAATCTTACAGGATAATATTTTTTTAACTCATTGATACTTTTGGAGATTAAATACGAACAAGAATTTTTTGGGCTTCCTTTCTTGAAAGCCAGTCGCGTAATTTCAACAACTCCATGTTGATTATTCTTGTCATACAACCCTTTGATACTATGAGGGTTAGGGATACCAAAAGTAATAGCACCCCACGCTACCCCGTCATACATAGCTCCAAAACTGTAAAGAGATAAAAAATCTTTATCACCAAAATAGTGATGCTCAGAATAAACCGAGGCAGCTACACCTTTGGGTATCTTGATTACCTTAAATTGCTTAGGAGAAATAATCGAAATATTTGGACTCTCGATTTCACCCCATAGGTCTTGTTGAAAATCCTCAGCCACTAAGTGTTTTCCCTAAACTTCGTACCCTTGATTGCTGCACCTCGACCACGAGCCTGAACTGTTTTAGTTTTAGGTTCGCCCATATTCAGCTTTACACCAGTGGTTGCATAGGTTCTGCCACCAGTAGCCAGCTTCTTGCGGCCCTTGTCCATCGTGCCTACCGCTGCATACTTTCTGCGACCCATAGATTTCTCCATGCCTTCGCTTTCTTTTCTGCGGCTTGCCATTGTCTGACCACCTTTCTTCTTCTTAATCATCTTGCCTGTCAACACGTTCTCACCCATTGCCATGCGCTTATGCTGATTAATCTTGTCAGACAGTCCTGTCTTTTTCTTCGCTACCTTCTTGGCTGCTTTCTTCGGAGCCGCTTTTTTAGCGGCTGGCTTTTTCTTAGCTGTAGTCTTGCGGTTTCGCATTCCTAAAGACTCATCAAGCCTGTCATCGTAGCCTTGCTTCTTCTTAGCCTTACCGCCAGTCTTCATGCCCAGCCCTACTGCCTTGCGGCGTAGTCTGCCCATTTCATCACGAGCATCACGCTCTCTGGCTGAAACTCTTCTAATCTCATCTTTCTTGTCTCTGCGCTCGGTTGCGTCTTTGGGCCTTCTGGCTCTGACACGGCGCAACTCATCGGCTGCATCGTCCTGTCTGCCAATTACTCTAGCCTCTTCATCGCGTAGATTTCTACGCATTCCTCCGCCACCGCGCATAGCTTTCATTTTTTTGACAGGGCCAGCCTTCTTAGCCATGCCGCCACCGCGCATTACTCTTCGTTTAACTGGGCCTGCCTTCTTTGATCCGCGCATTGTAGTCTCCTGTAATATTCTTTACGGATTTTATACATTTCAGATACATCGTAGGTTTCAAAGTATCTGTCATAGTAACCGCGACTAACCAGCTTGTTAGACGCTTCCTCTAGTTTCGATAATCGTTGCACGAATATGAGGGCATATTCGGTCTCGGTTGTTCCCTCAAAGGTTCCGTCATCAATCAGCTCGTTAGCGTCTTGATAAGGATGGAATCCCATTACCCATAAGTCTTTGTCTTTAAAGACATTTTCAGAGATACACTTGTTGATCCTGTCCAGATAGTTATGGAAAGCATCTTCGTGTTCAATAAAATAAGTATCGACTACAATAACCAAGTCCTTGTTATCGTTAAAGTTTTTAAGTGTATCAAACACTAACTTATACGAATTCTCTTCCTTGAAGACAATCTCTACCTTATCTTCCTGCCATGCGGCCTGTGCGTAGGGACAGGGTGGTAGATTGTTAAAGTCAGGATTCGGCACTTCTAAAGCATGACGAGA